AAAGATCTTTAACTAAGCATTAATTAATAATATATATACACTATGTAATTATATGGCTTTCTTCAAACGAACCGAACCGGTTCGAACTTAAACTGCGGTTTTAGTTTGCTCTTTTCTCACGGGGCCAAATAAGCATTTCTCACGGGGCCAAAGGTATGAACTAGTTTAGCTCATTTGATCAAATGGACCTGGCTCATATGAGCAAATAAAAAAAAGCTCAGTGCTCGGTGCTCTAGTTTCTCACCGCACAAACGGACAGTTATCCGGGTGCTTACTATACTCTTTTCTCACCGCGCAAACGGCCTGATAATTAGTGCTCGTTTATATAGAGATCTTTGTGCTCAAATGAATATTAAAAAAACTGCTCAAATAGCTCTTATTTTTTGGCCTTAGTCGGGGGTCATTAAGCCCCTACGGGCTTTTAATTTTGTGCTTAAATGAGCATCGAAAGTATATATACTGTCTGCGCTCTGCTAAGGTTGGCAATGATTGAACTATTGAGCAGATATAGCAAAACGCACCCCCAAAACAGAGCGGTAGCAATAGAGAGCCGAGCCGGAATAAGACCGGAATATGAGCAAATAGGAATTAGACATTATGAGCAAAGACAACAGTGGCAAAGCCTGTATCCATCTGACACAAGCGCAGAAGATATCAGCATTAAAGGCCGTTGGTGTGGAACCCCGCAAGGGCAGTGCTCCGGCCCTAATTCGAGCACTTCCAAAGTGGGCAAAAGCACACAAGGAAGCAAGNNNAGAATTAGGTGTNTTTGTAAATGCAGAAATGCCAGCGACTATGAGCAGTGGACAGAAAGCAGCACGAGCGGTAGCCCGACAGGAAAACCCCGAGCAAGTTATAGCAGAAATGTTAAGTGCTTTACCTCCAGAACTGCGCAAGGTTGCAGAAGAGCAAATAAGCAAACAAGCAGAAACGGACACACCAAACACCGATTAAATAAGCTACAAAATAGCAATACGCAAAAGTCAATTAAGACTATAAAAATTGAGCTAATAAAGACACCAGAAGAGAACCTACAAAACGCAGTGATAAATATATATTATGAGTTATATTTTGAGCGTTTAAGTTTCTCTTCTCAGTGCTAAAAGCACCCCGTCTAAACGAGCAAATTTTTTTTTAAGCCCAGGGCCCCACCCCTCTCCACAAATCGGGGAAATTTTGGGCAGCGTAACTGCTTTATAGGTTGAAGTGGTATAATGAATTATGCATTGGCAAAAATGTGTGCGGTGTGGTGTATACTTTGATAGACAATCTCAAGAAGCTATACGGCGTACTGCAGAATTATGCCCCGACTGCTGGAAATTCCTTCCACACTATCGGCTTACAAAAGGAGCAATAAAAACGAAAGCAAAGATAGAAGAAAAAGAATGGCCTTTAGAATATATACTCTTATACATTCTAGGTTGTTCTTTGTGCCTGTTAGTAATAGGATACTATTTATGGTTCAAGTAACAAACAATAGCATACCAAGGGAATGTCCCATCTGTGATGGCCGTGCCATCGTAACTGATGGCGAAGGCAATTCATACTGTGTGCGTTGTAACGCTAAAGACTATAGAAAAGTTAAGTTCACTTAGATTCGCCGCGGGCTTCAGCCAACGCGCTTCTAATATCATTACGAACTTGATTCTTCATTTTATCATCGTGCTGGTCATAGGTAGAAAGAATAACATCCTTTAGGACTTTATCTTTAACTGACTTTTGTAACTGAGCGTCTAGTTTATTGAAAGCTGTTTTCTGTACCTTTGTNAGGTTAGCATCAATAAGTTCATCGACTTCAGTGCCGTGTTTTTTCAAAAATTTGGCTACCAGTGTTCTGATATATATTATTGGTAAGTATGTATCTGCATATTGCCTAACTAAAGGAACTCTATAGTATGCATAGGAACTAGCTGTGGCAGCTACACCTACAATAAGTAGTGCTTCTTGGTTTGTACCAAGTAAATCGAGCAACGTATCTGTAATAGTATCGGTTGCTGTTGTATTGCCTGTTGCGTTACTAGTTTGATTTGTCGTAGTATTATTCATTCTTTCACCTTCGGATAACAAGGATTCTTGTAAAAGGCACACCATTCGCATAATTTCTGCGGTACCTTCTCATAGTTATCTTGGTCTTCGCCCCTATTTATAAGTTCTGTATGGATGTCCATAATAAGTTTTCTGGCTTCTGCTAATTCACTACTTGTAATACGCACAAAATAAGTATCATCATAGCGTAACCAGTTCACTCCTGCGAACATTGGGACCACACCAGTCTTCTCATAATATAGGAGCGCGTATATGATTAACTGTCTATAGTAATCATCTGGTAGGTAGGGCCTATAACGCTTAGATGTCTTATAATCTATAATAGAGACATTCTTTTCAAAGTCTTCTATGACAGAATCTATGATACCGGTAATTCTAAGCTCTTCGTTATAGATACGTTGTTCNGCAAATTTGGGTCGCAGGTTATTGAAGGCCATATCTTTCGACCTGTANATATCCCACTCCATTAATTCAGCAAGTTTACGTTCTATATGGTCACAGAAATTGACAAGCATTGTATGTGTTTCGTTACGGAAGGTAGGTTCGTCATAATCTTTGAATAACCAAGGCTTCGTATCTATGAGGTTGTTCCATTTTTGTTCAAATTGCTCTGTTACATATTTTTGGGCAGCTTGATTGCGCCACCTACTAGCATATTTAAAGCGGTCTGTGAAAAGCGTTTCCAGAATATCGTGAACTATGGTACCGCGAAAAAGATGGATGGTAAATTTCTGCGGTAACTTCTCTATATACTGGTGATAGAATTGACGTGGGCACTTCAGGAATGTATTGATCTTTGAAGGACTCAATTTCAATTCACCGGGTTGCCAATCTATGTCTGCCGATTTTTCGTCTTCGGTTGTATTTTCAGACAACCAATCTTCTGCGTTAACTGTGACACTAAAGGTCGCGTCGCTAACGCCTTGTTCTTTCTTCATAATGGAAGAATAACTTGTTTGATATTTAAAGACTGTGTTGGGTAGATATACTAAGCAAGTATAACTATTAAGCATACTATGTATAAGATATATAATATATACCAAAATTTATCTCGGCAGTAAGTATTAATATTGGTAACACGATGGAAGTATATGGACAAGCGACTCAAGCGCTTATTACTTAACGACGCTTTAAGGTTAGGAATGGGGGTTATATGTTTTATAATTCTATTCTTTATGTTAGGGTTCTAGTAAAAAGCTTTAAATAAAAAACTAACCAAGGATTAAATATGGTTAATGATGACTATGGCGCAATCAGCGTTATATCTGACGATGAACGAGCAGCTCTAGGTATAGGTAATACACCTAAACCAGAAGATGACGAGAAATTATTTGAGACTATTGGTAAAGCAGCTGACAAGATAGGGGAAACCAAAGTTGGTAAGAAGATAGGAACTATAATTACAGTTATAATGCTTGCGATTTTAAGTGGAGGAGCTAACTTAACCATCCTTGAAGAATATTTTAATGGTGATGAAGATGGCCCACTTGGAGGTTGTATGCAAGGAGATGCCACTAATTATAATCCAGATGCAACCTTTGACGATGGTACTTGTAATTTTTTAATTATAGTGTATGGGTGTACTGACCCTGAAGCAGAGAACTTTCAACCTAATGCAACCCACGACGATGGACGTTGTATAGTTTTAAATGACAACCCAGATGGTAACGGCACTAACGAAACTGCATCTATTTATGGTTGTATGGATATGGATGCTAATAACTATGATGATAAAGCTACTGAGGATGATGGTTCGTGTGATTACGAGGATGAATATGAAGAACCTGAATGTAATTCTACATCAGTACATTTTTACCCCGGATGGTATAATGAAGAGACAGATAACGCTTCTGTTTTCTGGGTAGACCCAGATGCTGACGGTATATCCGTATTAACAGATATAGATGCTGAGTGTTCCGATTATAATGCGTCTGTGTTAGTTTATGTAGATGTATGGCACGAAGAGTCTGGTGACTATAACTGGACAGACACATATTTAATAGTCAATGGTGAGAATTGGGATAATCATTGGTTTAATTTTACTTTCGAAGAACTTAATGAAACAGAAGGTGAATGGGTTATGTGGGTAGCATTACTCGTATGGGACGAGATAGACGAAGAATATATATTTCAACAGCAGTTCACCATTCCAAGAATAAGAGTAGAGGGAGGTGAATAAATATGAGTAACCACAAAAAAGATGCAATAACCCCTGATGGGAACTTTTCTAACTTTATGATGATGTTAGTGGCAGCGCCTGTAGTTATGGCGTGGGTGGGATTATCTGTATTTTTAGTTACTATGGCTTTTAGAGAACCACACATAGTAGAAGATATAGAATCCTATAAATCAGTATTATTGATTATAGGGTCACCTGCATTAGTAATTATATATAAAGTATTAGAATTATGGACTGCTCAACAGAACAGTCAGATAGAACAAACAAGGAAGGGAACTTTCCGTAATGGAGATGACCAAGATGATGATGAGGAAAAGAAATGAAAGCATCTGATATGCTTCATTTAACAAATAAACTCGACACCATCTTATCAGAGATAGATGACTTAAAAGCAATGATATTAGAATCCACTTACCAAAACTACGAAAAGAGCGAAAAAAAAGAGTAACGATGCTTTTATATATACTTAAAGCAAATATTTAATATATGTTCCAATGTCCGTATTCCAGTTGTGGTGCTATTTTCGATGATAGCGGTATTCGTGATAACTTAATGCGCTTCAAACAAGGGCAATGCCCAAGATGCGTAAAAGAAATCAGTGTTGATTTTGATTTGAGTAAATACGGAAGCGCACCAGTGCCAGAAGTAATAGAAGAAATTCTAGAAGATATCCCTGAATCTGAATTAGTATCAGAAACGATAGAGACTAAAGAAGAAAATTGGGAAGATTGTACGATGTCGGAATTAAAGAAAGCTTTAAAGAAACGTGGACTCTCTACTAAAGGAAAGAAAGCGACTTTACTTAAAAGATTGGAGGAGAAAGAATGAACGAATATGAAGATGAAAAAGTATTAGTGCAATTGGAAGGAATCCACGAATTATTGGAAGTTCTTGTAGCTTGTATAGATAAAGATGATTGCTGCTTTAAGGAGCAAAAATGTTGCAATGAAGATTGTAAGGAGAAATAAATATGTCAGAAGATAACGACACTTTAATATCTAAAAAAGTAGACTCTATATTAAAGCACCAGATGGAAGTATTACAAAAATCTGTAGATAACTTAAGTCAAATGCTACAAGATTTTCAAGGTGAAAACGACAATAGTTTCACTGATATATTGAATTGGATAAATAAGGAGAAATAAATATGGCTAAAAAAGAAGATTTATTGAAGGGAGAACATTTTCACGGAAATAACCCTGATATGAAATTAAATTTTCCAAAACCAGATAAGGCAGAAATAGATGAGATGAATTATAAAAAACCTATCACATCCTATAAGGATATAAAAAATCCTAAAGAAATGCGTTATATCGATGGAACATCAACCCCTGACACTCTTAATGTTGATTTTGCTGATGATAAAAGTAATTACAAGAGTTCTAACATACAGACACTCGGTGAAAGTTCCACAAGCGATGGAAGTTAGGTAATATGGTCTATAAGAAGAAACCAGCCAAGAAATCTGCAGCTAAGAAAAAACAAGCAGCAGCTCGAAAGAGAAAGGGTGGTTCTAATGTAGGCAAATACAAAGGAGTGAAAGCCTTTGCTGGTCCATCAGGAGGAGCTCCTGCTGGTAGTTTTCCAATTAATACCTTAACGCGTGCTAAATCAGCTTTGAAGTTAGCGCATAATGCGCCAAGACCTGCTGGTATTAGGGCGGCAGTGTATAAAAAATATCCACAGCTTAGACCTTCTGCCAGAAAGACAAAGACTTCCAGAAAGAAGAAATGAAAGAAAGAGTTGAAGATTATGAGACCCGACTCCGAGAGCGAGTGGGGGAAGGAGAGTATGAACGTCATCGTGAATTAGTGATGTTACTTGCTCGTAATCTTGCACTTGAAGATATTTTATGGGAAGAAATAACAACCCACATTCGTAATATGGAATTACGGAATAATTTACTAAAACAGCGCAATCAGATTGTTAAAGATATACATACTGAATTCCGCGCACTTAAGATTGAAGTTCCTACTCTAGTCGAGAAAAAGACAGAAAATTTTATGGATTTCTTAGGAGGTTTAGATGAATCAAGTGAAGAACGAGACGAAGAATCTGAAAACAGTACTGACGGGGCGTAACGCTTTCGATTCTAGGCAACTAGAAAAATTCTTTGATAAGGTAAGATGCGACGAAAATAAGATGGAAAAACTTGTTGAAGCATTCTGTGAAACTTATCTAGTTGATAATCATAAAAGACCGCTTCGCCTTCGGCCTCTTCAGTTAGAAATTATTACTAAATCTTTAACTTATCCAGAAGGAAATCCGAAAAAACAACGGAAGATGGCTATCTTAGCACCAAGAGGTAGTGGAAAATCGTGGGCTCTTTCGGTATCTGCTACAATTTATATGTTTTTTAAAAGATTCCGTGATATGGTTTTTGTTATTGCACCCACAGAAGACCAAGCAGCTCTTATCTTTAATTACGTATTAAGGCATTTCCAAGATAATGCCTTTCTTAGTTCTTTAGTAGATAACTATAAGTTGCATAATAAACCGCACATTAAATTAAAGGGCGGTACTATGCTTAGGCGCTCCCCGATTGCACCCACTAATCAAGGACAGGCAATACGTGGACAGCATCCGACCTTTTTAATTGTAGATGAGAGTCCACTTATAGGAGATTCTCTATTTGTGGATAATGTAGAACCTTCTATTATAGCAAATAAAGCTCCTTTTATAAATCTAGGAACCCCTAAAACAAAGGAGAATCATATGCATCGTTATTTATATGATGAAAATTATGCTGAAAGTTTTACCCGCTTACATTATACTTGGAAAGATGCAGTGATGAAAGGAAAAGCATATAGTCCACCATATGATGAGGAAGAAATGCTTACTAAAATGTTAGAGTGGGGGCAAGACTCATTATATTGGAAAACAGAATATGAATGCGAATTTGTAGAGAGTGTTTCTAATGTTTTTACTACTGAGCAAATTCGAGGATGTTTTGATGATTACGAACTTACAACTCTGGAAGCTATTGCAGATGGAGAGGAACCGGGTTCTAATAATTGTGTTGCTGTTGATATTGGTAAATCTGTTAATAGTACAGTTATTAGTGTGTGGCGTACTGAGAAATCTGATACTGGAAATATTACACGACTTATATATCTAGAAGAAATTGGTCCTAAATCTGGTGGTCACGATATTCCATACCAACGTCGACGCATTATGGAAGTAGCACAAACTTTTAACGCAGTTCGAGTTATTTTAGATGCTACCGGAATTGGTGGTGCATTTGAATCAGAGATAAGAGCGGAGTGTATTCCTCTTTCTATCCATTTTTTACCTTTTATTTTTACAGGAGGGGCGAAAGGTAGTAAAACATTAATATATAGGGATATGGTATCCTTCATACAAAAGGGAGCGGTGAGAGTTCCTAACCCAGACGCTCTACCACCAGAACAAGCGAAATTAGTGTGGAAGTGGTATAGAGAACATATTGAAATAGAGTATGTAATGGATGCAGCAAATAAGACAGAAAAGATTGCAGCACCGAACGGAAAGCACGATGATTATTGCGATAGTTCTGCTATGGGTATTCACGCTTCTTTATCTATGCTACCCGGAGATTCTTCTTTCACATCCGTCACTTTAAGTAAGGGAAGTCCACGACGTTTTGGAACCCCAGCACATAGTTTTGCGACTACACGAATGGGAGCAAAATCAATGAAAAATGCAAAAAATTCACCAAGAGGTATATAGCGTAATCTTTAAATATTAATTTGTCGAGTTTAAATATAGGTAGTAATGGCGTTAAAAGATTATTGGCCTTTCAAAAGGCGAGAATTTGCCCAAACAGGGAGTAATCCTCCTTACAAGAAGGACGACCCTCGTAGTTTTGGAGAAGGTATAATAAGAAGAATAAAGTTACATAAAGGTAGTAGATTCGGCAGAGACTTCGAACCTCAGATTGGGGATAACCGTAGATATATGAATATTTATTTATCAGACCCTTTAATACGAACTCTTATCGACTTACCTTGTATTTATGCAGTAAAAGATGGATATGACATCGTTACTGATAACGAGGAAGAAAGAGAACGCATTACTAAACTTTTTAAAGAGATTAATTTAGAACTTACAATTTATAGTTGGTTACGCAATGCTCGTATATTCGGAACGGGATATATGGAATGGACTGATGATAATTTAGTTTTNCGCTCTTCGCAGAATATGTATGTTCAGNGAGATGAGAATGGTCAAATTATGTATTACTACCAAGATNTTGGGAATGATTCAGAGAATGTTAGGTTTGAAGAAGATGAAATTATAGAATTAAAGAATAACCCTTTTGATGATTATGCGTATGGTTTATCAGATATCCATACAGTTCAATATCTGGTTGATTTAAAAGATTATGCAGAACGTGATGTAGGTGCCGCACTTAATAAATATGCTAACAGTCGTTATGATGTAAGTTGTGGATTACCAGATATGCCTTACGGTCCAGATAAAATAAATGAAATAGTTAACGCTTTTAATGGATTAGAACCGGGTGAAGATATAATTCACGGTAATGATATCCAAATTAATGAAATGACNGGAACAAGACGTGCTTTCGAATATGGTAAATATATTGATGATATTTCTATGAAAATCCATATGGCTCTTAAAGTACCAGTTACTATGTGGTCTAATCCTTCTGAGGCTAGACCAATTTTTGAACCTTTTGTAAAATATTTACAGAAGGCTGTTGAAGCTTCTTTAAATTCGCAATTAATGCCACAATTAGGTGAAGATGTTCGCTTCGCATTCCGTCAAATGAATGTGGAAGATGCCTTTACTAAAGCGAAAACTGATATGATTTACTTGGCTGAAGGTGTATTAGCACCTGAAGAAGTAAGGGAAGAGCGTGGGCTCGACCCACAGGGAGTTGTAGAAATGCAAGCTACCGAAAAAGAAGTAAATGTATCGGGCGGCAGAGATGAGGATAAGAAAGAAGAAACAAGGCGCACCGAAAATAGGGGAGACACAACAAAGAAAGGCGATGTCCGAAAGACAGCACGCCGTGCTTATGAACCCGGCGCCAACGCCACAGGGAGGCGCAAAAATGAGTAACTACGAAAAATGTCTAACTGATGTAGGACCACGTTTAAAGAAACGAGGTTTCGATAATTATGAAGTAATGAGCCAGAATATATGCCAAATGCGTTTTGCAGATGATGATGATACACCTCGTCAATTCAGTCAATATACTGAAGAAGACGTACGCAGAAGTTTTGCACTTGACTTTGAATTAGATATAATAGACGATGCTTTTCCAGAAAATTTTGATAAGGATTCTGAGATTTGGGAGTTCCCTGTACTTGCTATTACTTCAGGATTACATAAATACACTGAAAACGACGAAGAGCAAAAGGTTTATATAGAATCTAACATACTTAAAGATACTGTAGAGGCTTTTAACGAGCTACCTATATATGTAAATCACCAGCGAACACCTGATGATTTAATCGGGAAAGCAATAAACCCCGAGATAAAAGAAATGGATAATGGAAAGATTGCCATCAAAATGTTGGCTCAACTTTCTAATAATGGAAAAGCTTATGAAACAATGCAAAAAATGAAGGATGGGGATGTTACGAATGTTAGTATCGATTGGTTTTCCAAAGATATTGATGTAATGGGTGACACCTATGCTACTAATATCCGCCCAGTTGAAGTATCATTTATTGATAACAAACTGGCTAAAGCGGTGTGCGACGAATGTACAATTGATATGAAATGTGATACACACGAGAAAGATGTGAAAAAGGAATCGTGTTGCGATTCTTGTTCACGCGGAGGTTCGTGTGAATCTGAAAGTAATGAAACGATACAACATAAAGAGGATGAAAATATGGCAGAAAACGACTCAAAAACCGAAGCCGAAGTAATAACGGAACGAGAGTTTGCTTCCTTAAGAGGACAGTTAGAAGAACTTCAGACTGCTCACACAGAGTTACAGAAGCAGTATGATAGCGCAACAGCTACCATTACTACCTTCGAAGAAGCTGAAGTAGAGAGGGCAAAGGCCGATGCTGAAGCTCGCAAAAGTGATGTCGTGAATACGATTATCGATAAAGAACTGCTTCTTAAAACCCTTGAGGAAAATAGCCGCGAAGCCCGTTTAACGGAACTCGCTGCTTGGGAAGAAAATAAACTCGTTGGATTTAGTGAGGCAATCGGAAGTATACCTGTACCAGAAGACACAGAACGGTCATTTGGAAAAGGTGTAGCACACGAAGACAGTGACGCCCCTGTTAACGCAGAGGCTGAAGTAGAGCGAATATTCGCTCTCAACAACGGAGGGAAAATAACCCTCAACAAAAATTGGAAAAAAGCTTAAAAGGTGATTAAATATGGCAACAGAAATATTAGTAAATGATGGCGGAGCACCCGCCCGTATCCTACCTTTCACAGCAGGTTCAGCAATTGCAGCAGGAGAGCCAGTTATTATGGCAACAACTGATGGTGAAGTCGATTCCGTAGCAACCGCAGCAAGTGGTACTATGGCTCTCGGTGTAGCTTTAACAGCTTCTACTTCAGGCAGTATGTGTAATGTAATTTCCGGTCGTGGTGTGATACTTAACGCTAGCGTTAGTGGAACAGTAGTGACTGGTGCAGAACTTGAGATGTCAGGATTAGGAGATTTCCAACCTTGGGTTCTACACGACGGTGGCGCCGGTAGACCAACAGCATTAGCTTTAGAAGCTGGCACTGGTAATCCAAGATTAGCAAAGGTACTTTTACTTTAGGAGATAAAATATGGCAATAACAGGAGTAACAGAACAGCCCGGTCTTTTGACCACAGTCAATGAAGGTAGTTACAACGCAACCGGTGGTACCGGTGAACGTGTACTCGTCGACTATAAAGACGCACTTATTGATTACAAAGTGACAAATTTGGCCGCGCTGCAGATGTTCGCAGAACCTATGACAACCGATACTGGAGGAGATATAGATATTACATTTGCTCTCCCAAGTATGGCAATGGAAGAAATCGATGAAGGAAGCACCCCGAAATATCAACACACCAAGATGCGCTCAGAGCGTGTTAGTGTTAATGAATGGGGCCTTGCAGTCGGTGTAACACGTAGGATGATAGAAGATTCTCGATTCAATGAAGTCGAGTTAGCCCTCAATGAGGCACGCAGAAGTGTAGACAGACATATGACTAACCACGTAGTAAATGCGTTGTTTGGTCTTACGAATGCAACACTAGGAACTGGTATCAGTGGTACGACAAGTATTACTGCAACAACCGGTGAAGGACCAGGAACTGGTACTATCACAGATTTTTCCGCTAATAAATATGGTGGATTTATAGGAAGTGGTGGTAGTGTTGGTACAGGACGTCTTTATGCTTACGCAAACCAAGACGATTCTACGTTGGAAGCGTCACACTATGTGGCCGCAGCCAGTACTTCAGGAATTGTTTCGCTTTCGGATATTACGAATGCGATTGAATTGATTGGAGCACACGGCTACAACGCAGATACCATTGTGATTTCCCCTGCCCACTACAAGTCTTTACTAGACTTGGCAGATTTTACGGCAGCGGTTTCCGCAGTAACTGGTGGACAACACGTAATTGAAGAGACTGACCCTTTCAGGACCACAATGGGCACTGGATTTGTTGGTAGTTTGTTTGGATTAAAAATCTTTACAAATGCTTGGATACCCGAAAGTAGGTTCGGAATTTTTGATACAAGTGTAAAACCGATGACCTATCTGGAAAGACGACCTCTAACAGTAGAGGAAGCTAATCCCGGATTTGGTATTGTTGGTTCATATCTATCAATGAGATATGGCTTGAAGATTATCCGTCCCGAAGTTGGCGTAATCTGCATAGCAATAGCATAGATATAAATCTAGAATAGTTTAAGGGGGTTCTATCCAAAAACCCCCTAGTGTGTATATGAGCGTAAGCTTTATACAGGAATTTTTATGCCGATAACTAGATCTGGAAGAATGATGGGGTATGGTAAAAAAACTATACAGCAGGCTGCAGGTGTTTCAAAATTAGTTGCTGGAGATAATATTACCCTTTCACCCACTGTGGGAACGGGTTCAGTTACAATTACGGCAGCAGGTGGCGGTGGAGGAGGAACAATTAGTCCTTCTACACAATATCAAATCCCTTATTATAGAACTACTAGTGTATTATCTGGTAGTAGTGCAATGGTTTTAGATGCCTCTAATAATGAATTACAATTAGCTACTAGTACAGTTGGCGGTGCTGCTTTAAGATTACAAAATACAGCTGCAACTTCTACCGCAAACGGACTTCACATATATAATAATAGTACTCAGCAAGTACTTCAAGTAGGTCATAATAATAATACGGCTGAAAATTATATATGGGGAACATTTGATGTTCCTCTTAAATTTGCGACTAGTGGTACTGAGAGAATGCGTATTCTTGCTGGCGGTAATGTAGGTATAGGTACGGATAGCCCTAATACAACTTTAGATGTTAAAGGGAATGTTGTACTTGGGGAATCTACTTCATCGACACTCGTAGTTTCAGGTACTTCAACATTTAAGGGACGTACAATAACACTCAACGACCCTTCAGCCAATAATCCATATATGTTGTTCACGGATGCAGGTACTAGTGTTGGTCTTATTCAAACCGAGGGTGGAGATAATATGTCTATGTCTACGGAGACTGGTAAATATATAAGATTCAAAACAAACGGCGGTAGTGAACGTTTGCGTATTGCTACTGGTGGTGATATAAGAATTAATAATACCACCCAAATAGCTAGCGCAAGAACAACAATTTTAGATGCTAGTAACCCACAATTGACACTTGCTTACGATGGTTCTAATTATAATACTTTTAAAACAAATATAAGCGGAAATCTAATTATTAAACCCACTGGTGATTCTATTTGGATTGGGGCAGACCCCTCTGCTACTATTAGTAGTAGC